CGCTAAGTTCAATCTCAATCAAGCCAAAGTATGTGTGAATGACCTTTTGTTGAAAAATGCAGACTCTCCCATCTATGACACGCACATCACCAACGACATGGTAGAAAAGGCTCTTAAAACGTGCGCAAGGGAGATGAGGGTTACGACTACAGGAGATATGTTTGCGTTCAATTTACGCACGTTAGAGTTTGTCTTTGACCCAAGTCTAGATTGCTTCGTTGAAGGTGGTAAGTTTATGACTAAAGAGAGTGAATGTCAGCTACACAAAGACCCTTCCAAATGTGAAGAGGTGATGACCGTTATGTACACAGGCTATGACTCAGACCCTGCTCATTTGAACTGGTGGCAGTTTGACAATGGACGAGAGTACCTAGAGTGGACTATCCTTCCTAGTGAGCGTATGGGGTTTGATGGTGTGTCGCGAGGTGGTATTTTAAAACCAAACCAAGTCTTACTGGCACAAGGTGTTCAAGAAGATGAGTTGTGGACGAGGTATTCACACTTTAGGTTTATCGTTTACGGCATAGGATTTCTAAGCATCATCATCAATTTACTCTTTGCAGTCCATGAGAACCTCTTAGAAGAACAAGGCAATCGAAGGGCTTGCGATGGCTCAAAATGAAACACTGGAGCTTATCATCAATGTAGCAAAAGCTGGCAAAGAGATATTGCTAGCAGGTAGTGGCGGTGTAGTAGCGTACTTATACGACTACACCAAGACAAGCAAGAATAATGAAGCGCATAAGTGGTCAAATAAAGCATTGGTGATAAATACCATACTAGGAATGTTTGTAGGCTACGTTGTTGGGTCATTGATACCCTTTAACGTGACGTACAGAGATGCCATTATCGCGTTTAGTGGTGTGAGTGCATTTACTATCGTTGGCATTGTAGAGAGTAGGTTTGCCGTGTGGATAATCGAAAGACTTACAGGGAAGAAATACGATGATTAAATTTACAGATAAAGTCAAAAGGGTGTGTTGGCAAGGGTTTGAGAAAGGTCATTGCCCTAAGCGTAGGCTTGAAAATGAGAAACTATTTTTAGGTGTTCTCTTGACTATAGCGACCTTCATTCTAGTTTTTAGCCATTGTTGCTAATGATCCAATGATGTTTAATGAACAACTCTTTATTGAGAGTGCTTGGGCTACTGGTTTAGCTTCACTTGTTTTTGCGTTTGTGATGATAGGAATGATTATATTACTTGAAAGGATTATAAAGTGAGCATTGAATTAGATTTAGCGTTGAATTTAGTGAAAGAAGCGGAGGGCTTTATGGAGTTTCCCTACCTTTGTCCGGCAGGCAAGCTTACGCAAGGATATGGTAGAAACTTAGAAGCACATCCACTGACGGAGCTTGAAAAGAAGAGCCTTAACGCAGATGGAACTGTAAGCGAAGAGATAGCCGCCGTATGGGCGTTAAAAGAGTTGATTGAGTGTGAGCATAAGTTGAAAGATAACATCATTTATAAGAATCAAACACCTATCCGTAAAGCCGTCCTTTTAGATATGTGCTTCAATATCGGCTATGCAGGATTGATGAAGTTTAAAAAAATGTGGTTCGCACTTGGGAATAAGGACTACTTGGGAGCGGTGAGGGAAGCGAAAGACTCGGCTTGGTATGTCCAAGTCGGTAATCGTGGCAGACGTAACGTAAAGATACTAGCATCAAATAAAATAGGAGAGTAAAACGAGTGGGTGGATTGTTTATACGGTAGCGAATGGTATGATGAAGGTCGTGGCAGACTTGGGGTGATTTTTCACCCTTACTTTACACTGACGCAGATGCTCATGTCGCACTCTTTTTTAAACGCTTCGTTAAAACCTTTTTGATCGCTCGTTGCATAAGATGTTTGAGTAACGAAAGCCACGCCTAAATCTAAAGCTCCGAAACCATTTTTTGCACGGTATTTATAGCATACGGTCATGTTTGGCATAACACACGCAGATTCGACATCAAAGCTAGATGGGTCTTTCATTTGCTTTTTGAGAACATGGTAGCCTTCCACATAAGCTTTAAATCTTTCTTTTTGTAATGATTTTAAATTTTTCTCTGTTTCTGTCATCTCTTTAGGTTTTTGAGCTGCTTGATTTGTAGTTTCTTTTGGCTGCCATATTAAATGGATCAATCCATAAAGAACTAATCCAACTAAAGCTATTTTAACCATATTAGACATTGGATACCTTTTTAAAATAGATATACAATTATAAAACTAATCTACTTAAAACAACACCAACACGACCTATTATTTTCATATCCAAAATTCTACTTGTGCTGAGTTTTATTTCAGGTGCAACGGGATTATCACTTCGTAAAATCAGCCCTCCCGTTTCCAAATCCTTATAAACCCTCTTACAGTATGTTTCATCGTTGATATTGATGATGTACACTTTCCCATCTTTAATAGCCTCACAAGGCGAAACAAAGATGATGTCACCATGTTTGATAGTCGGTTCCATACTTTCACCATCAGCGATTATTGCATGAACTCCGTGTGTTGAATGGATGCCTAAGCATTCTCTTATATATTCTTGAGGTAACTGAATTGGCTCAGATTCCAAATTATCACAATTACAGACAACGCTACCACATGAACAAGATGCTTTTAGGCTTGGGTAGAGTGGAATAGTGTTTACATGTAAAGGGGGTGCGACACCGTGTCGCTCATTTTGAATGAGTTGATGTTTTATTTTGGAAAATGCAAGCTGTGCTTCTTTTGATAATCCTCTTTGCTTCCAAGTGCTAATTGTAGGTAGCTTAACTCCCATTTTATCGGCTAGTTCAGCATCTTTTGTTACATGTAAAAGAGCTTTTAGTTCATTCACTTTTTCTTTAAAATCATTCACTATTCACTCCTTTTAAAAAAATATCATTCAAAACTATTGACAAATCATTCAAAATGAGTGTATAATTCACTCACGAAACAAAATCGACATAAACAAACAAAAACTTAACAAGGAGATGATAACAAAATGAAGATAAAAGAAAAGCAAATAAGAAATGATTTTGGGAGTATTAGGAACTTTTTACGCTCAACACCATTCAGTGTAAGCGTTTATAGTGCGCTCAAAAACAAAAAAGGGGATAGTTTCGCAGGAACTAAATCAAAGGCGTTTCAACTCAAAGAGTTGCTAAGACAAAAAAATTATATTCAAGAGGAGAATGTAGCATGAAAACAGCAATCGTAGAATTTAACGGTAAAGGACTCATCACCGCAAAGAATGAGAATACTGGAGATGTGTTTGTGGCAATGAAGCCATTAGTTGAAAGTTTTGGCATTGATTGGTCAAGACAAAATAGAAAGATTTTAGAAAATGAAAGGTATGGACATATGACCATCCCCTTTGAAACAAATGGAGGAGTGCAGGAGATGTTGGCTTTGAACATCAAACATCTACCCGCATATTTAAACACAATCAACACTAAAAAAGTCCGTGAAGATTTGCGTTCTACAATTATAGCATTTCAAGATGAATGTTTTATAGCGATTAACAACTATTGGAATAATGGAATAGCGGTCAATCCTAGAATGGAAGTACCAACAGACCCTTTAATGGCTCAAATGATGATGCTTAAATCTCAAATGGATATTCAACACGAGATGTACTCACGTCAATTAGAGCAAGGTCAAAAACTGAATACCCTTGAAGAAAAAGTAAATGAAATCATCGAAGCAAAAGAAACAGCACAAGCTGAACTTTTGGCACTTCCAAAACCTGATAAAAAAGCCAAAGAATGCACAGTCCGCAAAAATGTAGGAAAAGTTGTAAACGCTCATTGTCAGTCATTGCATAAACTCCAACAAGAAGCATACACAGACCTTTATCGTGAATTTAGATACCGATACGGATTTGATGTTAATGCACGAATGAGCAATCCAAAAGTGAAATACAAAACAAAACTTGATTGTATTGAATCGTTTGGAATGATGGACGACTTATATGCACTGGCTTATGAAATGTTTGGAATGGAGAATGTAGCATGAAAACCTTAAACCACAAAATGCCTATACAGTCGAGCTTTTCTAATTATCACCATTTGGTGGTAATTGAACGAAGCCCTAAATTTAGGGAGTTTTAAAAATGAAGACAAATCAAATTCTTAAACGAGATTTTATGGGGATGGAAGTAAGGCAAGAACATAAGACACGCTTTTTTAACATCAACGATTTTACAAAAGTGGCAAATACATATAGGGCAAATAAGGGGATGACTGAGGCTAGGTTTGATGTTTATAAAAAATCTCAAAAAACACAAGAGTTTTTAGACGCATTAATGGAAGATGAGAATTTAATCCAAGTTATCAAATCATCAAAAGGAAAAGATGGCAGCACTTGGGCGCATCCTTTGGTCTTCTTTGATTATGCAATGTGGATAAGCCCTGAGCTTAAAATAAAGGTGTACAAATGGCTTTATGACAATTTGGCAGAATTTAGAGATGTAAGCGGTGATAGCTACAAG